ATGTACGAATCTATTTTAGTGCCAATTGATGTTTCTGAGATTGACCTGACACGGCAAGTTATACCTTATGTTCAGGCTCATTCTGTATTGAATACTGCCAGAGTTCACTTTGTGACAGTGGTTCCTACATTACCTTATTACTCATCATTAGGTTTGGCATATACAGCCGAAATGCCAAAAATAAAGGAATTTCAACACACTGCATTAATGAAACTTGATGAGATTGTGAAGCAATTCAATGTGCCTGCGATGAAAATACAAACTCACGCAGTATCTGGCTCACCTAAAGATAAAATACTTGAACTCGCTAAAGCTATCGACGCTGATTTAATCATCATCGGCTCACACCGACCAGACATCACAACCTACCTTTTAGGTTCAACCGCAGCCGCAGTTGTGCGGCATGCAACCTGCCCTGTACTGGTAGTTCGGTAACTAACTTAAGCCCGTGATTGCGGGCTTATTAAAGAGCATCCCTTTTAACTGTCCATTTGTAACTTTATCACTGGAACAGTATCGAACATTTCGCCCCCTCTTATTGCTGTGAGTACTCTCAGAACGAGGGGAAATAAAAAAACCCAAGGCGTTAACCTCAGGCTTGAAAACTCATTTACTGCCAGTGCATACAACAATGGCACAATATCAGATTTACACGAAATATATGCTAATTAGTTCATTTCTGCAATATCTTGCTGATAATTTGCCGCCTTTTGTTGTGAACGTGATCGCGAAACATGATGTAATGCCTGAAAATCTAGTCTCTTATACAGGCTGATCATTGTGCCGTAATGTTCCACGTAATTCTGAGACCAGTTTGTTTTGTTAACCCCCACCAGCGCAGCCAGATCACCATACTGATAGACATCGCGCCCAGCCAATTCAGCCTTCACATCCTGTGCCGCTAGCCAGATAAGCTGTCGCAACCGTTCGACGGTCTTCTTCGCCACCCTCTTCCCGGCCAGATACGCGCAGAATTGCGACCACGCCCACTGAGTAATCAACACCTGATTCTCCCAGCTTACGTTCTCGCTGTAGTTCCACAGTAGCCAGGCCCTCTGGGGTTCTTCGAGTGACATCAGCGCGCGGCGCCACGATGCAGTGGAGTATTCAACTGGCTGCACCAGGGGAATGTGCGATCCCTTAGCATGCGACTGTTTGCCGGGAATTGGTGGGTTATCCAGCGTAATCATTTTCCCAGTCACTTCATCCAGCACTCGAGGCTTTTTACGTTTAAACGTTCCAGTATCGAACTGTGCGTTCTCAAGCCACGCCATTAACTGCCCTTTCGTTGCACCACTTAAATCGGCGGTGGCCACTATCAGTTGCTGGCGCACGTATTCAAGAAATTGAGCGTTCATACAGCACCGCCTATGGTTTTGATGTAGTTCTTCAGTATTCGGTAGTCCGTCAGCACAGAGCCGGGGAAATGGTATAAACGCAATCGCTGCCAACGAACGCGAAGGATCTCGGTCAGTTCTGGTGTCATGCCGCCTCCCTGCTCTTAATTAACTCGCGACGCAGTGCGCTGTAATGCTTCCTGACAGCTTCGAGTTCTTTGATGGTGTATCGATACGGTACGTTGTTGTTTTCGAGAGCCTCAACGCGCTCAGGCCCAATTTTCTCGATAAGGCCAAGGCGGTACTGCTGCTGATTTCCCGACAGTTGCACATTGCAGTGGTGACATTGTTTATTGATATTGTCTTCATGGTAGCGCAGGTGTGATGCCTTACCTCGCGATCGGTAATGCCCGGCTTCCCACTGGACAGTGTCGAACGTTCCGCAGCTGATACACGGCAGGTCATGGTCACGTTCTCGGATGTAGTCATTAACGACGCGCTGGGTTAAATCCTCCCAGTGCTTAAGCGGCTTAACCGCTGCTTTACGCTGACGCCAGGCGGCTCGCTCTTTCTTCTCAGCGGCACGCTGTCTGGCAGACTCTTTGCGTTGTGCAGCCTCCCGGGCTTTTCTGGTCTGCTCTTTCCCGACGGCGCTGGCGCACTCATAACCGCAGACGGTCTGCGTGTCTCGCACCGGATGGAACCACTGGCGGCATTCTTTGTTGGCGCACTTCCGGCGCGGTAACTTAGCCATAATCACCCCCAGACCTTTTGTCGAAAGGTTCTTGGTGTACGCGCCGGATGCTCGCATTCAGGTAATTTTGCGCTGACAGTCCAGGTGATGTTGTCACGATTAAGGCTGCGTTCTACCGTGGCGCCACGACGGCGGTAACTGGCCACCAGTTCTTCGGCCTGTTCGGTTGTGCATTCGTGATGGTGGAACCAGGAAAATTTCATCGCCATCACCCCGCAAAGCTCATTAGCTGCGATGCGGCGTTTTCCGCTTCTCGCTGAGTCTTGAATGCCCGGGACAATACCCAGCGCCACAGAACATCGAGCGCGGCTTTGTAAAGTTGCTGGAACTCGGTTTCGTCCATGTTGGCGAAAGCTATGCTGCGGGGGTGTTTACGAAGAGTTCCGTCAGGTAGTTGAATTGCGTCGTAGTGGCCGGCCTCGACAATTACCCAGGCACGGTACGCGTCAAAGGATTTACACAGGCTGATCCCATTGGTAATTCGGCGACTGGCTACCTGCTCCAGATACTGCTCGGCAGCATCCAGCAGTGCACCTTCGTTACCACCAAATGCCGCGAGGAATTTAGCGTACCCGGTCACCAATTTACGTTCGTTGGAAGAGATTGCCCCGCCAGTAGGTTCCCAGTATTCAAACCCGAGATTCAAGAGCGCAAAGAAACGGCGATGGAATGCGGGATTCCTCACCTGACGAAACTCGGCTACCAGTACGGCACCAAGTTTGATTTTTGATTGCAGAATATCGCTGGTCTCCGGCGTAGCGGGGATCAGGATTCCTGAGGAATGCTTGATTAATTGTAACTGCGCCATGTTACTCTCCGTGGCGCATAAGGTTGTCAGTTGCTCAGACTGACAGATTCAATTATGGAGGGTTGATTATGGAAAATCAAAGGTCTTCTTCGTCTTGATATTTTAGCCTTTTGGTTTTGATTTTATGAAGCCTTTCCTCAAGTGCGGGGATCACCCACGATGCCAGTTCTGTATCAGGGAAGCCATTCTCTTTGCGGATTCCAGAAGCAATCTCAGCAGCTTTTAACCCAAGTAAGGCAAATTGGAATTGTCTCTCTTCAAAAAACTCTCGATGATCTGGAGGAGACGACATGTATTCACCAGCGAAGTTAATGGCTTTCATAGCCTCATTTTGTTTCATTGGAAGGCTACATATTTCGTACATTGTCTTTGATTTTAGTGACTTCCAGTTTCCCTTAACTAACGAGTAATCAATTTTGTCAGGAATTTTTGATGTCGTGTCATACTCACCTTGATCGCCATTAGGTTCGCCATCATCCTGAACAACCTCAGCACACTTAACAGCATAATTTTCAAGAAGGAAGACTAGTTCTGCACAAATGAATTTTCTTTCTGGACTGGACTGTTTATTTTCTTTAAACCACCCAATAAAGTGATTTGCGCCATGGCCCATTACTGCCCCGATTACGCCACCGATCATTGAACCAACCCACAGTTCCATTCAAATTCCCTATTTAATGTTAGCTTCTGCTATTTCTATGTAGCCTGGTCAACGTTTAACTTGTCCTGCTCTTCTTTCGATTTTGCTGCGATGCTGAAAGTTCACAAATCTAAGGCTCGCATTTCCAGAATGTATTCTGAACACCACTCCCCGCGGGTAAATTTGGATTCATATTTGCGCTATGAAGATAAGTAGCTCTCGTTTTACCATATTGGCTACACGCTTTAACAGCTGTCTCATGAAGGCTATCGAGTCCGTACCAGCCATCAGACTGGATACTAACCTTCTCACCGTCGTTGTACTGTACTGCAGCGCAGCCAGATAACATCACAGAAAATACAGTCCCAGCAATCATCCTAGAAAATTTCATATAATCCCTCTCTTTATATTGAAAGGGATTATATGTTATGTCGCGATTTGTTTCGACTGTCATAGCTCCGGCAGGTTCGCGCTCACCAGCGCCTCAGCGAGCGGTGATTGGATAGCATTAGTGCAATGGGTAACAGAAACAGCAGAATGCACGAAATGGCGGTGGTGTTCGCCATCTGTGACAGGTTGAATATTGCTCAAATTGTATTTTTCACTTTAACATTCCCGTTAAAGTGCAAGATGCATGCCATCGAGTGTACAGGAGGATGACATGCATATTATGGATTACGGTTTATCCATTTCCAGGGGGTTAGGGTGAATTCCAATTACATGCCAGAACGCATGCTCTCTATTCAACTGATTTCCCTTTGGTATCAGGAAGCCATACGTCCCAGATTTAAAAGTGGCATGAACGCAGATTAGACTTTCTCCTTCAAAGCTATACTCAGTCCCTTCAGGGATTAGAGAGTCAGTCTTGATCAGGTGAACAGTTCCGTTGATAGGGATCATGTAATGGTGCATTTTAGGCTCCTCGTGTTGTGAAGAGCATAATTATATCAAGTTTGAATCTACGTCATTGAAGTAGCAGGATTTGTTACGCACTGTTCTGAAAATCGGACATTAAGCTGCGATTTCTTTCTGCTGACAAAGCTCCGGTAAATTAACCCGTACTAATGCTTCTGCAAATGGCGGCGGAACAGCATTACCACATCGCGCAACCTGCTTGTCCTTAGCGTACTTCTTACCCCGATAGTCCTGGTCGATGATGTACCATTCCGGGAAGCCCTGCGCACGGTATAGCTCGTGCGGTTGCAGCATGCGCATGCCAATATCAACGATGCGGTAAGTTATGCCATCAACTGTCACCAGTCCGTCGCAATCCTCGCCACAGTATTCCTGCAGGAATGCCAGCGTCTGCTGTGCGCGGTGCTCGTCATACCCGTCAACTGCCAATGTGGTTTTTACCTCCCCTACGTGCTGGCCACCAGCGGTGACCGTTGGCATGGGTTCGTCTGTGCGCTGTCCGTCTCGGCAGGTGCCGCGCAATTTCACTAGGTGAGAGGTTATTGCAGCATGATGATTTCCCGTCGTTAAGGTATGAGCCGGATTGTCCAGCGTACCGCCCGGATGACCAGTGTTATTGACCATCAAATGCGCAGCGACAACTGCGTGGTGATCGACCGTGGTAACTGAATGAACAGGCTCATCTAAACCGACGCCCGCCCCCGTATAGTTACCGCCATAATGCTTAGCCAGGAATGCGCTCACCGTCGCGAATTTATTCCCGCCAGCAGTAACGGTACCCAGCGGGTTATCCAGTCGCAACACACGCGGTTCTTGCCCGGGACGTTCACCATATCCCATCTGAATCAGCGTAGGCGTCACCAGTTGAGATTTACCGCCACCACCAGCTGTGATGGTTGCGCTCGGTTCGTCTGCTCGGTGTCCGACACTGGCCCCAAACTGGCGGGCTATCACTGGCGCAACCAGACAGGCGCGGGATTGCTTCAGAATGGTGTGAGCAGGTTTATCCAGCGGGCGCGGTTTAGCCTGGTATTCACTGCCACCATTACCGGTCAGGAACGGCGTCAGTGCAGCCTCAACAATCCCGAGTGCATGCCCATTCCCGCCCGGGCGTTTTGATGTACCAGCAGTTACCGTCGGTACCGGTTCGGTAACGGGCTGCCCGGTTGCGCCGGTACGGAACTTTGTCAGGTGTGGAACGGCTAACGCGTAGCCATGGGTTTTGGTAATGGTCTGCAATGGCTCACTCAGTGCCTGCCCACGGAAACAGTCGTATTTCCCTTTGGTCGTAGTGTGGTTGCATTTCACGATGAACGGCGATGCACTGTCGATAACAAAGCGCTGTATACCGCGCGCGATACGCTTCAGGGTATTTTCTGCCAGCGTTTTTTTGCGGTCGAAAATCGACGGTGCCGGAATTGTCCAGTCGATACACTCCGCAGCTGTACGCCATGGTGCCAGCCTGCCAGCCTGAACCGCAGGTGATTTCGGATCCCCATGCGTTGGTTCCGGCCACACAATCGGCTTCCCATCGCGGCGCATGACCATGAAGAAACGTTTTCTGATTGTCGGTGCGCCATAGTCGCAGGCGCGCAGTTCGCGATACTCCACGACATAGCCCAGACCTTTAACCAGCCGTGCGGCATCCTCGCTATCAATCGAAATATTCAGAAACTCACAACATTCAGCCAGCGCCGGATGTGATGCAGAAATACCTGTCGTCAGCATTGCGACAAAGGCGTTAAAGGTCTCACCGATACGCGCCGGGTCAGGACGCTGTTCAACTGGTTCAGGTGGTCCGATAAATTCATCAAGGAAGCGATCCGCGTGACTGATGAATGGCATTTCGCGTAATAATGGCCCCCACGTTTTAAACTCTTCGACGTTCTCCAGTTTCATTACCCGCGGCTCAACATCCAGCCCCCAGCGTAATACTACCCAGGCCAGTCCGCGGATCGCTTTCTCAACAGGTTTAGCGCCTTTAGCTTTAGAAAAGTGGCGGCAATCTGGAGAAAACCACGCCAGCGCCACCGGACGTCCTGCGGTAGCTACCTTTGGTCGAACCTCATACACAGACTCGCAGTAGTGCAACGTATCCGGGTGGTTCGTTGTGTGCATCGCCACGGCGTTCTCGTCGTGGTTAATAGCAATATCAACGCTGCGACCGATTGCCAGCTCAATTCCCGTACTCGCCCCGCCGCCGCCGGCAAAGTTATCAACGATGATTTCTCTCACGCGTATTTCTCCATAGCGATGGTCAGTGACCGGGCCGCAGCGATTATTGACGGTACCGGCATTTTCTCCAGCCACATGCGATTGATGTGATGTTTCAGGCGGCGCTGGTGATGTGCCGGGAGATTCCCGGCACTTTCAATCTGGCTATATACCATTCCCACTTCGGCAGGCCAGACAGTTTCCTCAACATTCACCAGCAGCAGGTTTTCCAGCTCGACGATACGCTTCGTGGCGTATTCCAGTTGCGGGTCCATCACTTCTCTCCCTGATCCTGTTCAGTTTTGATATGCAGGCGCGGCTCCCCGTCTTTCGGCTCAGGCCATTCACGCTGCTTGTTTACCTCCAGCTTTTCTACCATCGCCAGAGTAATCTGCTCGTCACTGATACCGGCACGACGTTGCGCATCCCATAACAGGAATTGCATGTCAGGCCATTCGCTAAGGTCGCCGGGTTCAGCAGCAGCCTCGAGCGCCTCTTTGGACAAATGTTTGAGCGGACCAACCGGGCCGACATCGCCGAAAGTAGCCTGTGACCATGCTGCATGCTCACGGCGTACCAACTCGCGGGCAATCGCCCCGTCAATCACCTTCACAGCATCAGCCATTGCGTAGCCGAGATTTCCGCCGTCGCTTTGTGCTGCTGCTTTGCTGAGTATTTCGCTTATCTGGCGCAGGCGATCGAGTGACACAGGACCGTGCGCCGGGTGGTTGTGAGTTATCATGGGTTAGTCCTTCACAAAAATAATCCAGTGGGTTTTGTCGTTCTTACCGGTACGTTGACCAATTGCTGGTTTCGCGTCAGTAAGCGCCAAAATTTGGCTAACCGGGATCTGCGTTTCGTTCCATTTGAAAATAAGCACGCCGCGTGGCCACAGCACCCGAAACGCTTCTTTGAAACCGGCGCGCAAATCAGAACGCCACGTTTTTTTGTTCAATCGCCCGTATTTTTTACCCATCCAGGCAGACTGGCCCACACGCTCCAGATGTGGCGGGTCAAACACCACAACCGGAAACGATGCATCGGCGAATGGCAACGCACGGAAGTCGGCAATCAGATCGGGACTGATAACCAGGCGGCGACCGTCGCACAGTTCGTGCTCTTCGGCGCGGATATCAGTAAACACGGCGCGGGTGTCCCGCTTGTTGAACCAGAACATGCGGGAGCCGCAGCACATATCGAGAATCGTCGTGCTGTCGGTCATACTGACACCCTCCCGTAAAATGCCAGTACCCGCTGCATAGCCGGACTTGTGCGGCATACTGAAGTAACCAAGTTTTTTCGCACGCTCGATTTGATCTGCTTGATATTCAGTTCCCCGCCGGGCTGAAGCGAATAGATCGGGTGATGCGGCTCACCAGCGCGAATAACTACCGCTCTGCGTACCAGGTGAAGCATAAGGTTGTGTGCCTTCTTGCTGTCACATCCCAGCAGGTTCTGAACCTGACGCGGGGTTATGGTCTGGTTAACCCGAAGGAAATCGACAATTGCCCACAGTGATTTGCTTGCCATAGTGATTTCCCCCATTAGACCAGACCGGCGTTTTTGCGTTGTTTGTACTGAGCCATCAGCATCTCTGCCGGTGTTGGGCCAGTAGCTGCTTTCGGCGCTGCAAGTGCGCGACGGATTGGCGGTACCGGCTTACCGGACAGTGCTCGTTTTTCCCAGTCATGCAGGATGTCACCAGCGGCTCGGATAAGTTCCTTCTCACTGAACTGTCCCTCTGTTCCACGACGGCGAAGCTCCAGGCAGACGTGGTAATACAGCGGGTTTTTATCCTTCCATGGGAACTGCTCACTGGTCGGATAGCGAAAAACAAGTTTCCGCCAGCGCCAGTATTCGCTCATGATGTCGTCCACACTGACCCCCAGCGCACCACTCCCCTCACGGCACCACGAAATAAACTGACCCGGCGACGGCCAGAACGGTGACTGGCTGGATCGAGCTTTCTGCATCCCGGCGGAAAGTTGCTCACGGGAGGTTATGCCTGACTCAGCAAAAGCCGCGATCCATTGCTGCTTTGCAACGCGAATATCAGCGTCAGTACGTAGGTTCGTCTGAGTGGATGCCGGGAATACCTGCATGAGGTTTTCAAAAAGCATATCCACCAGCTTTTCAGCGTCAGCGTTTACAACCTTGCGTCCGTCGTAAGAATCTCCAGCCATGCGCGATAGCATTTCGCTGTCGCGATTCTGAATTGCACGATAAAGATCCGGGGTCATAAAAATTTCTCCCATGCTTCAGGACTGTTCCAGTGCGGGCCAGTTTCGGATTTGTTTGCGCTGAAATCTGTGCGTGGCTTACGGGTAGTGTCTTCGCTGTGAAGGCTTAACGTGTCCCACTTGGCGCGGAGCTTTGCGGGGGAGAGAATATTTTTGTACCAGAACGAGTCTTTGCAGGCCCATCGGAACAGCTCACAAATCTCTTTGTGGGTGCGTCCGTCCAGTTGGCGCATCAGGCGTATATCATTCGCCCAGCCAGCCATATTCGGTTTTTTCAGGGATGGTTTGGTGATGTCGCGCAGCGCCAGCATCCACTCTGCACAACGGAGATCGTCAGATGTCCCCCACTTGTCACCTTTCGGAGTCTGGACAACTGCATCAGGAACAATTTTTGAAATTCTCTGACGTACATTAAATACGTTAGTATTTAATATTACTTCTTGTTCATGATTCTCGGGCTTAAGCGCGCCCTTATGCTCGGGGTTATGCTCGGCATCAACTCCCAAAGCCTCGCCATTGCTGGGTTCGTTATGCGCGGGGCTATGCTCGCTGTTATGCGCGGCGTTATTCGCGGGTAAATCGTCCATTTTTTGAGCGTAATGCGCGAAATTTATGATGGTAATTACAGTGCCTTTTCTCTTCTCACCAGCGGTTGAAATCATCCCTTCTTTCACGAAAAGAGACAGCATTCGATCCACTGCATGACGGCTGGTTGGCTCCCCATTTCGGTCGCATAATTTCAGCCCGAGATCTGCCGACGTGGTCACCAGTTGTCCGGTTTGTAGTGGCCACTGCCGGCCTTTAAAGTTTGCCGTGTAGGGCTGGCGGGCGGCGCCCAACAGAAGGTTCTCCCACAGAGTGCGCAGGAAAACATCTTTAGCCCAGGGCTTCTTCAGTACACTCCGGTACAACGGGATGAATCCGGTCTTCTGGTTCTCCATCGGGTTGCTCCTGACGGCGGTACGCGCCGCAAAATCGGCGAAGGCGACATTCGACATAGCTATGCCTCCCTTGCCTGGTATTTTGAAAAACTCTTTGTCATAATGACCTCGCAATGAGTCCACAACGAATTGCACCTGAAAGCCGTTGGTGTTCGCGCACCACGGCTTTCGCCATTTTTGAACCGGTCATATAGCCCCCAGCATCATCTCCACCATCTCGATCAGTGGGCCGGTTAAGCCCGGGTCAACGCGATACATCTCCACGATCCCCTCACTCAGCTCTTTCAGCTTCTGATGCCGTGGCGCATTCATAGCGACGGCAATCTTCGCTTCGCTGGTTTCTTTCTCCAGCCGAGCCAGACGGGCCATAACGTTGTCTTCTGGTAGCAGGCGGTTACGGAACTCGAGCGGCATAACAGCAAGAATTGCCGGAGTTAGCTGGCGAACGTTTTCGCGGTACCGTTCGCTGTTGAAATGGTTGTCCAGGAAGCGGAAAAGCTTCTGGCGCGCCCGGCTGATATCCTCCGGGAAGCTGATATCGGTCCCGCCCTGCTCCCGGTATTCGTTGATGATCAGCGCTGATACCACGTCCTGATTGTCCAGCGCCGACGACCAGGCGCGGACCGCATCACGGATCTTTTCGTGGTCTGGCGCCGCTTTTCTTTGAGCGCGGTTTATCATCGCTCCCGGGTGTATTCCGGTATTGTGTTGAGACGCAAGTGATTGCATTTGCTTTCCCTTTCGTGGTTATAGCCGCCGGTCAGACGGCATGGTTGTCAGGGTGTGGAAAGATGGACGGCAGATCCGGGCGGAATTCGTGAGCCTGGATTTCACCACCAACCGCTTTCACCAGTTCAGGAACGTGGACCGGGGAGATGCGTTTCTTTCCGTTAAGCCAGTCACAGATAGTGGACTGGGCTTTACCACAACGTTTTGCCAGTTCTTTCTGGCTGCCAGCGATGGCGATCGCTTTCTCTACTGCGGAGTTCTTCTCTACTGTTAGGGCCTTCATAATCACCTCAGCTATCAGCCTAAAGCGATTATGTTTATCACTTTAGCGAATGTCAATCGCATAAGCGATTTTTTGCCAAATAATCGCTTGAGCGATAGAGTTAAAGGAGTCATTAACAGAGGTGAATATGGGATTCTCGGAGCGCTTGGCGCAGGCAATGAAACATGCTGGATATACACAGGGCCGATTAGCCAAAGATGTCGGTATGGCTCAGTCCAGCGTTAATAAACTACTGAAGGACGCGAGTGGATCTCGTAAGACCGTTGAGATCGCCTCTGTTCTAGGTGTACGGCCGGAGTGGCTGTCTACTGGTGAGGGGGTAATGGCTTCAAGTGTTGCGAATGAATCTACAGCGCCATACCAAGTTAAACCGTCACTAAATGGGATTTACCGCGTGGATGTACTCGACGTTAAAGCCAGCGCTGGTCCCGGTGCTCTAGTCACCAGCGACTTCATTGAAACTATCCGGGCCATCGAATACACGACTGAACAGGCGCGCGCTTTGTTCGGTAACCGACCAGCTACACATGTTAAAGTTATAACCGTTAACGGCGATAGCATGGACGGAACCATTTCACCAGGCGATCAGATTTTCGTTGATATTGGCGTTACACATTTCGACGGAGACGGTGTTTATGTATTCGTCTTTGGTAAGACTCTCCACGTTAAACGCTTACAGATGCAACGTGATCGACTGGCAGTTATTTCTGATAACCCTATTTATGAGAAATGGTACGTTGAGCCAGAAGATGAAGGCATCTTTTACGTGATGGCAAAAGTGCTTTTAAGACAGTCGATCGACTACAAACGGTTCGCATAATCCGTACCTCTGGTTTATGTATCTTAGATTTAGATCAAGTTCTATGTATTTATCGTTACGTACTAACCATTTAGAATTAGGATATTTCCTACAATAATCAAGGTGGATAGCTCTATCATGAAATGGATAAAAGTTGTAATTGCTGGTTCTTTACTCGTATCTACCACAACTTTTTCAGCTGAGTGGTTAGCCTCTTACAACAACGATGAGATGCGCGGAACTGCAACAAAATTTCTGCAAACAGAATCTGACAACGCTGTAGATTTTGATTTCCCTTACAATGGCGGTTCGAAGATGACTTTAGTTCTTCGATCACCAAAAACAGAATTGAAGGGTGACCAAAAAGCTGAAGATCTAAAGCCTAATGAAGCAATGTTATTGATAAGCAAAGGGCAGTTCAGTTGTAACTCTTACGACGGTTGCGAAGTTTCAGTTAAGTTCGACAATGAAAAAATTCAGAAATATAAAATGAGTCCTGCCGAGAACGGTCGTTCAGATGTCATTTTCTTTGATAATTCCAACAGTTTTATTAAAAGCATCTCCAATCACAAGAAACTCATTATTGAGGCGGATTTCTACCAGGCAGGGCCAAAGCAATTCAAATTCAACCTAGAAGGTTACTCGACACCTAAACAAGGATAACAACAACCCGCTCCGGCGGGTTTTTTATTACCCGCAAACCTACCTTCCTCAATTCCGATTGTTTCACACCCAACTCCTATCGCTTTTTTCGTATTTCGTTAAAAAAAATATCGCTTTAACATTCAATCAATTATCACTTTAGTGATGTCTGATATCGTTTTGGCGATTGATCCAAGCAATCGCTTTAGCTATTATTACTCCATCGAAACGAAACATCGACAACTGAGCGAAGTTAGCCAGCTACGAAGTGGGGATTCGGTGAGACGAACGCCGTCCACGGACTGTTCGTCCAACTTTAAGCAATGCGCATAAGGTTTAACGCTCAGCTGGCCGGCTATAAGGCAAACGAGGATGAGATGCAAAACAACCACGCAATACCACACAGCGGTCGCGCAGTTGCAATGCGTAACCAGCGCACCGGCGCAGCATGGCTGGTCTCTTTTGATTACCGCGAAAGCATGTACTGGCACGAACCACAGGGAAACCTGCGTCATATCCGCCGCCCGTATGCTTCCCGCACCATTGAACCGAATCTGGTTCCGGCAGGTACGCACTGATGAATACTCTTTTCGCGTTAGTGCTGACCATTGGCATGACCAACGGTGATTTTCAGGATGTTGTACTGGGTGTTTATGGCGACCAACAGCAATGTGAGCAGGCCTCTGTTGAGCAGCAGGTTTCAGGTAGCTGCTACCCAGTTGAAAGGATCATCAGTAGTGAAGAATTACCTGCTCAGGCAGACGTTAAGTTCTGAGGAAATGATGATGCAGGCCAAATGCGGTTATTGCGGCAAGCCGGTTAAACCGGAAGAAGTAATCAAAAGCACCCTTCTCTATCGCAACGGCTCACAGCTGGCGCGTAAAGAGAAAGAGTATTGCTCCAGACGTTGCGCTTCGCACGACCAGATGGCGCACGAAGGCTAAATAGCAGTTCCTAAATATGAAATCAAAAATTCGCCATTAGTTTGGCGTGGATTCTTACACCCTAAATAAACCAACAGGAATAATTATGCAAATCGTAAAAGTCGAATTAAATCTGAAAGCAGTAAATAAAGAAATCGCATTATTCAACTGCGAAAAGAAAGTGTCTGGCGTTATTCACTCAGCCCAAAACGGTGAAACAACCGTCGTTCTCGATGGCGGCTATGTGCTCGGTCAGTTCGATTGCCCTCACTGTGCAGTAACAGCTATTTCACTGCTTGCGGTTCAGGTAAACGATGGCGATAAGGCCGGGTTTGGTAACTACCGCAGCTACAAACTCGATTACTCAGAAAGAGTTTTCATCACCGTTCATTAAGAAAACGCCCACCGAAGCGGGCGTGCCCTGTCCGGTCCAACCGACCAAAGCGCACCGGACATAACAACCTGATATATCGGGGTGCTGTTAAGGCACCTCCATTCTACACGAATCGAGGATAAAGTAATGAGTGGAACTAATCCTGTATTTTTAGTCCGCAGAGCAAAAAAGCAATCCGGTAATAAAGATGCGGTGCTCTGGTGCAGTGATGATTTTGAGGCTGCAAATGCAACGCTGGATTATTTGTTGATTAAAACCGGCGCAAAGCTGAAAGATTATTTTAAAGCTGTTGCCACTAATTTCCCTGTCGTTAACGAGTTGCCCCCAGAAGGCGAACTCAGCTTAACGTTTTGTGATTTCTACCGCCTCAGCGACGACAACATGACATGGGAACAAATCCCCGGCGTTACGTTGCCCTCTTCTGATGCTGCCGCCGAAGCACGTCAGCATATCGTTAACGGCGTGGATACCAAAACCGGCGAAATCCTGGAGGAAAACGCAGGTGCTGTTGACAGCAAGAGCACAGGCAATACTTCGACGCCTGCTCTCACTGTTATCGCCACCATGCCTTTCCGTCATCGAGTTCTGGCTCAGTTCATCGGTGATGGTGAATATCTCTATCACGTCGATGCCGTGCAGAAAAAAGAAATCGTTGGCCTCGAAATGGATACTGATGAATCGTACATCCAGAATCTGCTGCTGGCCGCTGAAAACGTTGAAGACTTTAAAAAAGCCATCGAGCACGATATTCATAAAGCAGTCAATGCTGTTAAAAAAGCATTCCCTGTCGATGGAAAAATCCCTGAACTCGCGACCTTAATTCAGTTTTTGAAATTGTGGTTCGCTACAGATCATATTGACCGCGGTATCCTTGTTCGCGAATGGGCTGCAGGTAATCGCATCAGTAGCGTGCAGCGTACTGATTCCGGCACCAATGCCGACGGCGGTTACGTCACTGACCGTGGACCTGATGCACACCACACCCTTGACACTCTCGATTTAGAGATTGCCTGTGCCCTTCTGCCTATGGACTTCAACCACTTCGAGATCCCGGGCAGCATTCTTCGTCGCGCTAAAGAAATCGTGACCAAAAAAGAAGAACCGTGGAAATCATGGAGCAGCATTCTGCGCAATCAGCCTGGCGTTCTTGGCGTTAACCGCACGGCTATTTTTAATCTGGTACGTATCGCGCCGGAAAATATTCATCTCACTCCTGTCGCTCACCTGGAATTTGTTAACCAGACCATGACAGCCGCGTTCAATTCCGCGGTCGAGTTATTGCCATTGCATGAAGCCGAACCCGCAACACAGGGAATTCCCCAACCTGAAAGGAAGGAGCCTCCGCGCAAATCCTTCTGCACTCACGAAGAGAACCTGCAACGCGTGCGTGAAGAAGGAGCACGCCGCCGCGCAGAGGAAGTGACAGCACAACCGCAGAAAGTCGAACAAGAACTGGTTAAAAATGTCGGCAACGGAATATTCGACGTTACGGCTTTGCTTCAGAACTCAGCAACTCATGGCACGAAAAAGGCTACGGAGACCACCAGCGATGTGCAGGTTCAAGAAACTGTCAGTGATGAAAAACAGGCTGGTGATGCGCTGCATACAGGCAAGAGCAGTGTGGAAACTGGTGAAGAGTCACATACCAGCCAGCAAGCCGATGTAAACCAGAATACGGATTCTGTCGCCCAAAATTGCGATTCTGTAAACCAGACTGAACCAGTTTTGGCACAAACCGAGCCAGATGCCCAATCTGACGAACCAGCTGTTGTTTACCCCGCTTACTTCGAGCCAGGTCGCTACGAAGGTCTGCCGAACGAGGTTTATCACGCAGCCAACGGTATCAGCTCTACCCAGGTGAAAGATGCGCGTGTGTCGCTGATGTACTTCAATGCGCGCCACGTAGAGAAAACCATTATCAAAGAACGCTCTCCTGTTCTGGACATGGGTAACCTGGTGCATGCGCTGGCGTTTCAGCCAGAGCAGCTCGATGAAGAATTTAGCGTTGAACCCATAATTCCGGAAGGCGCATTTACCACCATGGCAACGATCCGCGCGTTTATTGATGAGTACAACGCCAGTCTGCCAGCGCAATTGAGCGCAGACGATATCAAAGCTTTGCTAGAGGAATACAACGCCACTCTGCCTGCACAGGTGCCGCTGGGTGCTTCAGCCGAGGAAACCGGCCAGAGCTATATGTCGCTGCCCGAAGAGTACCAGCGTATCGAAGCAGATCAGAAACAGACCGCTGCGGCGATGAAAGCCTGCATCAAAGAATACAACGCCACTCTGCCTGCACAGGTGAAAACCAGCGGTAGCCGCGATGCATTACTCGAGCAGTTGGCAATCATCAATCCTGACCTTGTTGCACAGGAAGTGCAGAAGCAGGCGCCGCTTAAAGTGTCCGGTACCAAAGCAGATCTGATTCAGGCCGTAAAGTCTGTTAACCCGAACGCCGTCTTCGCCGACGAGCTGTTGGATGCGTGGCGAGAGAATCCGCATGGGAAAGTGCTGGTCACCCGCCAGCAACTGAGCACTGCACTGAGCATTCAGAAAGCCCTGCTCGAGCACCCGACCGCGGGCAAATTGCTGACACACCCGAGCCGCGCAGTAGAAGTCAGCTACTTTGGCTTCGACGACGAAACCGGTCTGGAAGTCCGTGTGCGCCCGGATCTGGAAATCGACCTTGACGGGGTGCGCATCGGCGCCGACCTGAAAACCATTAGCATGTGGAACATTAAGCAGGAAGGCCTGCGCGCCAAACTGCACCGCGAAATCATCGACCGTGACTACCACCTGAGCGCGGCAATGTATTGCGAGACCGCAGCACTGGACCAGTTCTTCTGGATTTTCGTCAACAAAGACGAGAACTACCACTGGATCGCCATCATCGAGGCATCCGCCGAACTGCTGGAACTGGGCATGCTCGAGTACCGCAAGGCGATGCGCGCCATCGCTACCGGCTTTGACACTGGCGAGTGGCCAGCGCCGATCACCGCTGATTACACCGACGAACTGAACGACTTCGACCTGCGCCGCCTTGAAGCGCTGCGTACTCAGGCATAAGGGGAATGAAGATGCAAAACACTAACGTAACTGTAGCTGACCAGAACGCCGTAATTAACTCCAACGTGGCCCTGTTTGATTCCCAGTATCTGAACGCCATCAGCGCGTTTGCTCAAATTATGGCGCAGGGTGCGGCGACAGTCCCCAGACACCTGCAGGGAAATCAGGCTGACTGCATGGCAGTAGCGATGCAGGCGGCACAATGGCAAATGAATCCCTTTGCCGTAGCGCAGAAAACGCACCTGATTAACGGCGTTCTCGGATACGAAGCGCAACTGGTAAATGCCGTTATTTCACGCAGCGGCGTGCTGGCAAACCGCTTTGAATATGAGTGGTACGGGCCATGGGAAAAAGTAGTCGGGAAATTCCAGATTCGTAAAGGCGACAAAGGGGAATACCGTGTTCCTGGCTGGACTCTTGCTGACGAAACAGGCATTGGCATCATTATCCGCGCAACGCTGAAAGGTGAAGATCAACCGAGGGAACTTGACCTACTGCTGGCACAGGCCAGGACTCGTAATTCAACGCTTTGGGCTGACGACCCTCGCCAGCAACTCGCTTATCTCGCAGTGAAACGCTGGGCAAGACTGTTCTGCCCAGATGTAATTCTCGGCGTGTATACCCCTGATGAACTGGATGATCGCCGTGAAGAGCGAGAAGTTAACCCTGCTCCGGTTCAACACGTTAACCTGTCTGAAATTTCAGGTGACACCGTCACAACCACGCAGAGCGCACAAGAAAAAACAGTAAATATCGACTCTCTGGCCGATGATTTCCGCGAGCGCATCGATGCTGCGCAGGATGTGGACAGCGCCAAAGCACTGCGCGCTGATATCGAAAGCGCGAAAGCCACTCTCGGTTCCGCCCTATTCACTGAGCTGAAGAACAAAGCGGTGAAACGTTATTACTTGGTTGATTCACGCAACAAGGTTGAGGCCGCAATCAACTCCCTACCGTCTCCTGATGAACCGGATGCAGCGGAACGATTCGTTGAAGTCGAGCGAGTGCTGGCAGCAAATAAGCGTCATATGGGCGACGAACTGCACGATCAGTTCAGCATCACCCTGTCGGATATGAAACCGAAATACGTTGGCTAACTGAGTTGGGAGGGTCCGCCCTCCCACTAAGGAGATGTAATGCGACTAATTAACCGAGCCAATCAGCAGTCTCCGTTAGCGCGTCAGGCATGCGACATCGCGCTGGCCACTCATCACGAACGCTACGGCGACTACGGACGCAGCAAGATGAAGGAAACGTACACGGTGAGAGTTGAAGGTGTGAAGGTCTGGGTGGAGGTAGTGAACCGCAAGGCGAGTTACGTGGCCACGGCGATGACAGGCATGCGCAGATTGCGAGCGCTGCCGGGTCAGGTGAGTTGATATTACTTTTATAAATGGCCCAGTACGGGCCATTGGAGAAAAACGATGGATGATATTTTGCTGACGTCAGACCTGACCAGTCGATACAAAATCTCACGTAAAACCCTTTGGTCATGGCAAAGCACAGAAACTATGCCGCGGGGTTTTGCGAAGCCGTTCCCTGCTCCTGATTTTCCTGGTAACCCAAACCGCTGGAAGTCGGAGTCAGTCAAAGAGTGGGAAGGTGTGAAACAGCCAATTAACTGAATGGCTCACCAATGATACTTTCAAGATGGCTCTGCCAAACGTGGAGCCAGTGTTTTTGGTCATCGATGTAGTCGTGCAGATTGTAGTGAGCCATTACACCGACCATCTGATGACCAAGTAGTTTTTCAATCACATGCGGCGGACAGCCAAGTTCTGAAAGGTTTGTCGCGATCGTTCTTCTCATATCATGAAGAGACCAGGGTTCCATTCCCGCAGCGGACCAGATATACCTTGCGTAATTTGAAGCGACTGGCGGATGTACTGGGACATCTTTGATTTCACCATCCAGTAAACGCTGTGAGGTGACTAAGTGTTTTGTGTTGATCTTCTCAATATGATTTTTGACCAACCCTACCGCCGCTTCAGAAAGTGCCCTTCTCATATGCACTCGCGTTTTGTAACTACCGGCCGGAACTATCCATTCATTTTCATTCAGTCTAAACCACGACCTTTCGCTTAATCGAATTTCTGCCGTTCTACATCCGGTCAGCATAATAAACTTCACAAGAAATACGGACTCTATCGACATGCGATTTTGCAGCCAGCGATAAATTGCCACCAGCTCACTGTCATCCAGCCGCCGCGTTCTCTTTTTCGGTTTTTGGCCAACGTCAGTGGGTAGCAATCCCTCGAGCGGATTGGTCGATATTACGCCTCGGTTAATACAGAACCTGAATGAACGTTTGCACAGCGAAAGCATATAATGGGCCATTACCCTGCTTTCAATCTGATCAAATACATCTATCCAGTGCATTTTTGTCGAGTTATCGACTTTGACGTTCCGCATCGGTTCGGCGATATGTTTGGCGAATACCAGCTGATAATAATCCGTCTTTGTGAGTTGATTCGCGATGCAGTGTTTCTCGATCCAATAATTGAATGCTTCCGATACGGTCATTGATACTTCGCGGGTCAATTTCTCCAGCTTTACTTGCTCCCGGGGATCGAGTCCTTCAGTAAGCCAGGTTCTGAATTGCTGACGCCTTTCCCTTGCCTGTGCAATACTCATTGCAGGATAATCACCGACATTGAGCTTTACAGCTTTACCAGCCCATCTGTACCGGTAGAAGAAAGAAACCTTTCCGGCCTGACTAATCCTTGCGTTGAGTCCGTGAGAATCTGAAATGGTTTCGATATCATCGCGCTTCTTGCCAAGGGCCTTCCTGAGCTTTGTGTCAGTGATCATTGAATGGGTACACATTTGGCTTTTGAGTACGCAAAAGTGTACACAAAACGCGTTGCTCTAAGCTACCCGCAATGTAACACTTGCACTCAAAGTGTGATGATTGGAAGGCCGAAAGGCAGGTAATAGAAGGCTTTAGCGTAACAGAACGTTTTTACGCGGAATTCTTCGAAATAGGCCGAATGACAATACAAAAAAGTATTTTAAAAACAAAACGAAAAGCAGACATTGGGCACCGACAGCGGTGCCCTTTTGAGATCAGATGTTGTGGATCGCAAACAGCAACGAGTTACGTTGATGGTTGAGAATACACTTTCTGATGGTATGGATACGCATATTACGGCGCGATTGTCCTTCAAGCCAACGTGCTTTACGGCGGCTAGCCTGACGCAGCATCCGCCAGCGTCCCACTTCCGTTCTACTACGCTTCATGTTTACTACTCTTTCAGTCACTGAGCGGCCATTATAACGCCACACCGAATGCAGACCAGTGGTTTTCCCGTGTTTTTATTTGCCAGATTAATCCTGATGCGTAAACTCTTAACAATACGCTTTCAAAAGGATTTTTAAATTTATGACAACCTTCTACACCGTGGTGAGTTGGCTGGTCATTCTGGGTTACTGGGTACTCATTGCTGGCGTAACATTACGCATTCTAATGAAACGACGCGCAGTGCCCTCCGCAATGGCCTGGCTTTTGATCATCTATATTCTGCCATTGGTAGGGATCATTGCTTATCTTTCCTTCGGTGAGCTCCACCTGGGTAAACGTCGCGCCGAACGCGCCCGGGCAATGTGGCCGTCAACGGCCAAGTGGCTGAACGATCTTAAAGCCTGTAAGCATATTTTTGCGCAGGAAAACAGCAGCGTCGCGTCATCCTTATTTAAGCTGTGCGAGCGTCGTCAGGGAATCGCTGGCGTTAAAGGGAATCAATTGCAGTTGCTAACCAGTTCAGAGGACGTGATGCAGGCATTGATCCGTGATATTCAACTGGCGCGTCACAACATCGAGATGGTGTTCTACATCTGGCAACCGGGCGGTATGGCCGATCAGGTCGCTGAGTCATTAATGGCTGCCGCAAGGCGTGGAATTCACTGTCGCCTGATGCTGGACTCCGCGGGTAGCGTGGCGTTCTTTCGCAGCCCATGGGCGGCGATGATGCGTAACGCGGGTATCGAGGTTGTTGAAGCGCTGAAAGTAAACCTGATGCGTGTATTTTTACGCCGTATGGACCTGCGTCAGCACCGCAAAATGATCATGATCGATAACTATATTGCTTATACCGGCAGCATGAACATGGTCGATCCCCGTTTCTTCAAACAAGATGCCGGCGTCGGGCAATGGGTGGATTTGATGGCGAGAATGGAAGGCCCGGTAGCCACCGCTATGGGCATTGTCTATTCCTGCGACTGGGAAATTGAGACCGGCAAGCGCATTCTGCCCCCGCCGCCAGACGTCAATATCATGCCGTTTGAGCAGGCCAGCGGCCACACCATTCACACAATCGCTTCGGGACCTGGTTTCCCTGAAGATTTGATTCATCAGGCGCTGTTAACCGCAGCTTATTCGGCGCGTGAATATTTAATTATGACCACGCCCTACTTCGTTCCCAGCGACGATCTGCTGCACGCGATCTGTACAGCGGCGCAGCGCGGGGTCGACGTCAGTATTATTCTTCCACGCAAGAATGATTCCCTGCTGGTTGGCTGGGCAAGCCGGGCCTTTTTCACTGAGTTGCTGGCGGCTGGCGTTAAAATCTATCAGTTCGAAGGTGGCTTACTGCACACCAAGAGCGTACTGGTCGATGGCGAGCTGAGCCTGGTCGGTACCGTTAACCTGGATATGCGCAGTCTGTGGCTCAATTTTGAAATCACGCTGGTCATTGATGATGCCGGATTCGGTGGCGATCTCGCGGCAGTACAGGATGATTATATTTCGCGTTCCCGTCTGCTTGATGCCCGTTTGTGGGTAAAACGACCACTCTGGCAGCGGATCGCTGAGCGACTGTTTTACTTCTTTAGTCCGTTGCTGTAAAACGTGCCCATCAGACAGTAAACAGGTAGTCATTATGGATATGGATTTGAACAATCGCCTGACTGAAGACGAAACGCTTGAGCAGGCTTACGATATTTTTCTCGAACTGGCTGCGGACAACCTGGATCCAGCCGACATCATTCTGTTCAATTTACAGTTTGAAGAGCGCGGTGGTGCCGAGTTATTCGACCCGGCAGAAGACTGGCAGGAGCATGTTGATTTTGACCTGAACCCTGACTTCTTTGCCGAAGTAGTGATTGGTCTGGCAGATACAGAAGACGGCGAGATTAACGATATTTTTGCGCGCGTTTTATTATGTCGCGAAAAAGATCACAAACTCTGCCATATTCTCTGGCGCGAGTAA